TATCGTTTGCTGGAACACCAGCATCATAAGCAATGTAGTGCTGGTTAGCAATGGTTGCACCTGCAGGACGAATAGCAATACGGTAAGTTGCTGCACTAGCAGCACGGTTAGCAATGGTGATAGTAGACACAATAGCCTGTTTGCCTGAACCTACAGTATAAACATCTGTATTAGTTGTAGCACTAGGTGCTGATTGTCCTAGGACTTTGTATGTAAATGCCATTTATGCTCCCATAAATATGAACGGATGAAGGTAGTAACCTTCTGCTTCTGTCTTTAAAACATAATCGTTTTGGTTTAGAACTCCAGCAGTTGCATCTGAGTCTACCCAAACCTGACCTACCTGTGGACTAGCAGGTGCTGTATCTGTATAAGATGCACCAGCAATATCTGTCCACTCAGTATCATAGTCTGTGTTGGAGTTCTTAACAAGTGCTTGACCAGTAGTACCACCTGCTGCAACACCTGGTCCAGTAGCACCAGTCGCACCCGTAGGACCAGTAGGTCCCAGTGCTCCAGTAGGTCCTGAAGGACCCGTAGGTCCAGTTGCGCCCGTTGCTCCAGTATCGCCAGTTGCCCCAGTAGGTCCAGTCGGACCTGTAGGTCCACTAGGACCTGTTGGACCTGGAACTGTAGAGTCTGCACCAGTGGCACCAGTTGGTCCTGTAGGACCCGTAGAGCCTGTTGAGCCAGTCGGACCAGTCGGTCCTGTACTTCCAGTACTACCTGTTGCTCCAGTCGCTCCTGTGGCTCCTGTAGCCCCTGTAGGACCCGTTGGTCCAGTAGGACCAGCAACAGTTGAATCAGCCCCAGTTGGACCTGTGCTACCAGTAGCACCTGTTGGACCAGTAGGTCCTGTTGATCCTGTGTTACCAGTTGGTCCTGTCGGTCCAGTAGAACCTGTAGCACCAGTGTTACCAGTGGGACCAATGTTACCTGTTACGCCTGTAGGACCTGAAGGTCCTGTGCTTCCTGTTGGACCTGTAGGTCCAGTAGGTCCAGTAGTACCTTGAGCACCTTGAGGACCTTGGTCATTGGAAAGAGTAACTAGAACTTCTTGAGTGTAGTTACCTCCACCAAGGACAATACTAGTTACAACTTCTTCAATTGTTACATTAGTTGCCATTAGTCAGTCACCTGTGCATTGACAATAAACCGACCTTCAAGTAGACGGGTTACCTGACCACCGGAGGAAGTAAGTTCAATGTCATAATACCAACGACCAGCAGGAAGTGTTTCCATTTTAGTAGCATTAACAGTAACGGCTACGGCACCACTAGAGTTCATAGTTACAGTACCATCAGTAGGTAAGTTTAAGTATGGAGTTGCAGATGCAGTTGATTCTTTAACCATCATAGCAAAGGTGTACCCAGTTAAATTCCAAGGTGTACCATCTGTATCAACAGTAAAGTTTAAGTTCCAGGTGGCACCCTGGTCTGCTACTATGTTGTAACTACCTGCCATTATTTGTCCTTCAAGTGGAAATCAATGTGTTCGTTTAAACGTTTTTCAATACGTAGTACAGTGTGTGCTACATCTGGGAGTGCACGTCCACCATTACTAGTAGGTTGTATGGGATAAGTCTGTTCTTTAATAAAAGACTTTAATGGATTAAGTATAATAACCTTAAAGATAACTCCGATTATACCTAGAGTTAAAGAGGCTGCTGTTAGCCATTCTAATATGCTCATACTGTAATCACGTCATAACCTGCTGCTTGTAAGTCCGCTGCTTCTTCATCAGATACAGGATACTCATGACCACCCTGGTAAGTAATATCTGCTTCAGCAATATCATCTTGAGTTGGGAAACGAATCTCATAGTATGCTCCATCAATCTTAAGTACACTGACCCCACGAGTTAATGTGTAACGTGCGAATAGCCAGTTGCCACCTGCAGGTCCTTCTTCGACCGTTGGTGGGATGAATACGTATGCCATGATTTCCTTTCAGTACCCTAAGAATGCTCTCCACCCGAAAGTGGAGAACAAACTTAGAGCACTACTTAAGCGATGCTTGAAGCAGACTCGATGCGGTATAGTGCTTCGTTGCGGTATACACCGAAACCAAGAACACCGTACCAACCGATTGGACGAGCACGCATTAGTTTATCAGTAACTGGACCGATAACTACGTGTGGCTCTTCAGCAACTGCTTCAGCAAGTGCTTGCTGTCCTGCAATGAATGTGCGGTATACTGGGATTGAAGAATCGCCATCATTAGCCTTGTATAGGCGTGGTGATTCAACGAAGTATGCACCTTCGAACTGACCGATTTCGCCAGCCCAGATTGCATCATTGCTTTGGTATTCGTGCGGGTTACGCCAAGAAGCAGCACCTGTTTCAGCACGTAAGTCGTGTGAAACTTCTGGGTGGATACCAACCCAGTATAGTGAACCCTTGCGACCATTAGCCTTGTTGCTACGTAGTTTAGCAACTGCTTTACGGATATCTGCTGCAGATAGTGTGTCATCTGAAGTGATACCTGATGTTGTGGTTGCAGTGGTTGTTCCACCTGTTGCGTACAATACGTTTGTACCAGCAAGTAATGCAGTTTGTGCTACATCGTCCATGCTGTCAGCCATGTTGAATGCAATGATGTTAGCAACTGCAGGATCAACATCAGCAAGTGATGTTAATTGTAGTTTGCGAGTAACCATAGCAGCGTTACCATATTCGTTAAGAGTAATGGTAACAATGTCTGGAGTACCTAGTGATACTGCATCTGGGTCAACTTGCTCCGATAGAGGAGTAGTTGCTTTTGACAGGTCGTTGTAAATCTGTAGTGCTACAGATGAACCTGGCATTGCCTGACGAGCAGGCTTCTTGTCTGCTACTGAACGTAGCAATGGGGTTGCGCGTAATTCGAATTCAACAAGGCGGTCGTATGCCTTCTGAACTAGACCAGCACCGTTTGATGGGGTAAATGTACCTACGTTGTTAGCGGACGAGTATTGTCCACCACCAAGTCCACCATTAGTGTTTGCGGAACCACCAGAGAGGGCTGTATAAGCATTAGCCATTTGGGGATTTTCCTTTGTTAGGTTTGATTATTGCGATTATTCCATACCCTGTCGGTAGAGTAACTCTAAGAGTTCCTCTTGCGACTGGGCATTATTGATGCTACCGAACAAGTCGTTGGTATCATCTAGAGAATAGGCACCTGATGTAGCAGCATCGATCTGGCGTAGTGTAGCAATATCTGCTTCATTTAAACCATTGCTTTGCTGTACTTGTTGTACTCCAAAGATATCACCGTACTGCTCTAACCATAAATTTATGGATTCCAATGAACCATCTAGGTCTCCTGGAATGAGAGCGGCAATCTTCGGATTGATGTTTTTCTCTTGTAAGACTTTGCTAATTGTGGACTCTCGCTGGAATTTACGTAAACTTTCCAACTCAACTTGCAACTCTTTTAGTTGCTTATCCTTGGCTCTTTCAGCACGACGTACTTTACGAAGTGCATCGTTATCCTTAGAACCACGACGAGGTGTTTCATCTTCAACTTCATCTAAGTCGAAATCGAACTCGTCATCATCTAGCCAGTCTTGATTGTTGTTGCTCATCGCAACACTCTCCCTTACATAGTTGTTACGTATACTCTCACTCTTACACAGGGGAATGTAAGTTGGTGTATACTACCGCTCTTTTACTCGTTGGGGGCGGTCAATCCAACGAGAGTTTATACTTGTCTCTTCTTGCCTAGTGAACCAGTAGTGATACCTGAACTACCACCGAACTGTGACCTAGCCTGAGAAGCCAGTGCTTTAGTACGCTTAGATGTCTGTCCAAGCAGTGCTTCTTTCTCAAGTTCTGTTTGAAGTGTTCCAACTTCAACATCACCAAAGATACGACCTGCTTGTTCTACACCAGCCTTTTGCTGTGCTACAGCCTGGAACCCAGTACGTGCTTGTTCACGTGTGACACCAGACCTACGTAGTTCTTCAGAACCAAGTTGTGATTTAATACCAGCAGTTGCTGCTTCAGCAGCGATACCTGCACGTGCAACCTTTTGTTGTAGTACTTTAGCACCTTCATTACCGGATAGTAATGCTTCAAGAAAATCAGAGTTATTAAGAGTCGGAAACTCTGAAGCAAGTTGTTGCTTTAATGCACTATCAGCATTCTGAATTGCATTGTATCCATTAATCACACGTTCTTCCAGTTCAGTGGTAGATACATCTCCAGCAAAAATTGAATCTAAAGTCTTTTGATTTGCTAGATTGTTTAATCCATAGCGCTGTAGTAACTCTGTGTTGGCACGTTCAGCGGTTGCATACTCTGCGATTGTAGGTAGGTATGAAACCTTTTGTGTTTTTGCACGCTCACGTAAATCTAATAGACCCTTGAATCGTGAACGGTAGTTCACAAGTGATGGATCATCTAGTAGTAAGTCTGGAACTGTACCAGCAGATACACCATCATTCATCTTGGTTTGACCAGCAGTAAAGATCTCACGAATCCATGCATCATCATTAGGTCCAAATGAACCAAAGACTACACCTAGTTCGGATTTGAAAATGTCGTAGTTAGTTGCTGCATTAGGTACGTTTGCAGTTGCTTGATTCTGTATACGCATCAATTCATTAATGTATGATGCTTGATCAAAAGAACTGGCAACTTCTGTACCAACTGTTCCAGCAGTATCTACTGTGGCTGGTAAATCAGTACCACCATCACCTTTTTTAACAGTTTTGGTAGGTGCTTTACCAACAGCAGTAAACCCAGTGCCTCTTAACTTAGCGTATTCTTTAGCATAATCTATTGCCATTATCCACCAAATCCAAACGCACGCTTAAACGAACTAGCCAAATCTACTGCTTCTTCCTTAGCATTCTTGGTAAACTTCCAAGCATCCATGTTCTTAACATCTTTAACGAATTCACTAATAGGCTTAATGGTTCCATCAACCTTAGCGATAGCACCTTGAAGTACTGGATTAGTTACAGATAAAGTATTGGGATCTACTTCTAGTAGTGATGCCATAGTATTGATGTACGGACTAGCAAGATCCTTTAGAGTTAACTTTGGATTCTGACGTAGGCGATCAGCAAAACCACTGTATAATTGCGCAGCAGATTCACGGTAACTATTAAAGATTTCTTCTGCAGTCTTTTGTCCAGATATAACTGACTGCATATCTTTAGCGAATACAGATGAACCATAGTTGAGACCCATACCATCTGCATATGAAGATAGTTCATCAATAGTCTGACGTGCAGCCCCACCAAACTTACCTGACTGAATAACGGCAGGTGCTAATCCTTGAAGATATTCTTCCATGAATAGATTAGGATTAAAAGAATAACTTGTTTGTGAAGTAGAACCATCTTTACCAGACTGACGAGTAGCATAACGCTTTTCTAGTTTCTGTAGTTGTCCATAGAATACAGTAAATGCTTTAGGGTCATAGTAACCATATAGTTCAGTCATAGCCTTACGGAATGTAGAACGAGAGTCTTCACGTGTAGTTAAATTGTAGGATACGCTTGAGTATGAACCACTTTTACTAACAGTGTCAATATTAGTTGGCTCTTTACTTTTTGCTATCTCTGCGCCGTTTGCCATTACAGTCCTTCATCTAATTCTGTGAATGATGGGATATCTTCTAATACGTCATTGGATATATAGCGATCATACATACGCCCAAATGCAGGGTATTGATCAATGATTGCTTTTGCCACTTCATCACGCCATTCTAGTATCCAGCGATTCTGTTTAGTATCAGCACCTGCAACACCAGTACGGGCTGCTTCCTGCTCTAACTTATCCTTGAATACTTCACGTGCTTCCATATAAGTTTGTAAGCCCTTAATTGCATCAGAGTTCTTGCCCACCGTATTCATAAACTTTTTGTCAGATAGTAATCTATTTACAATTGCTAGATTGTTTGTTGACTTATCTGTCTGGAATGTATCCGGACGAGTAGCCCAGATAGGGAACTTCTGTTCTATTTCTAGTTCTACTGCATCTTTCCAGGGCTTGTACTGCTCTTTGTAAGTATCAGAGTTCTTTGAGATGCCGCGATCTTCTGCATGCTTCTCAATGTATTCAATGTTAGAGTAGTATAATTCCGTAGCCATTGAATACTGTTGACGTTTAGCACGTTCATTAACATTATCTAATTTACTACGTAAAGGTTTACCATTGATAGTAGTAGAGAACATCTTGTCTTCAACAAATTGACTATAATCTTCAGTTGGATTACCAGAACTAAACAACTCACCTAGTAGTGGGTTGTCAGGGAATAGGTAATCGATCTGTTCGACTAATCCAATATTTTGTTCTAGGTTCTTTAGTGTTTGTGGTGTAGCAAGTAAACCTAAACGGTTATCCGTAGAACGTGTGGTAAAGATCTTAGATATAGTACCAGCCATAGGTGTATTGTAGCGATCTTCAATGCGTGCTGTTAGTTCTAATGCAGCCTTATCGGAGTCACCCTTGTAATCTTTACGTAGTTTATTAAACTCAGTTTCAAGATTACGTGACTCAGTATCACCTAGTTTGAATCCGACAATAGGACCAAAGAATGATGCAGCAGCCTCAACCCATAATGAGTTAGTTGCTAGATATGCTGCTTCTTGCTTAATAGCATCATCATCAATCGATTGATTATTCAGCATTTTATTCATTACAATCATATCTTGTGCTGCTGTATAACGTGCATTGAATCGTTGGTTTGCTTCATCACTTGCAAGTCTAGAGTTACCCTTGCGGATTGCAGCCATGGCAGATATCATCCAAGAGTTCATTGGATTAATATTGGTTATAGCGGATTCAGGTAAAGTCTTGCCATATGTCTTTTCATAGTACGGCATGATATACTTGTTAACGATATCTTCAGCATTCTTACCGAATAACTTCATTGATATCTCGTCAGGATTAGACCTAACTAGTGCGTATGACAAACCTGTTTGTGCTACTGGTCCACCTATAGTAGGTAGAATTGGGAATTGACCCTGTGTAATTACATCGATAGCAGTAGGATCTACACGTAATTCTGTTTTACCAGTTTTCTTACGTATGTATCCGCCAACGCCTTCGGTACCTAAACCTAAGATAATCGTATCTCTTTTAGTAGACCAAGGATTACCAGATGCAACTAAGTTACCATCTTCATCATATACCACACCAGCACGGTATGGTGCATTGTATGCATTAACCATTAGTGCTGCAATTTCTGGATTCTGTGATACTGTGTTTAACCAGAACCGACTTGAGTTCTGATGTGCCATGTAGAATGGTGACACAAAGCGCATTAACGAACCTAAATCAGTGTAGCGTTCTATTGAATATAGACGTTGCATAAGTTCTTTATAGGCACGTGTAGTTGCAGTATTCTTAATCTTATCTGCATACTGTGCAACCATTGCGTTTGCCTCAGACTCTGATTTACCTTGAGCCTTTGCTTGCTTACGGATAACAGTAGATAGGCGACGTGCTTCAGCATCGTGTACCATATTGTAGAATGGATGACGTACTAAATGATCTTCAGGTAATGTAGCAACATACTTGAATATATTAGATACTACGTTACGCCATATCTTAGCCTGTGCATTAACGCGTTCTGAGTTAGCCATAACTGGATTGCGTACATTTAATGGTATGTTAGCAGATACTGCTGCAGTTACTTTACCTTCTGCTGCAGCCTGTGTTAATGACATTGCCTTGCCATCTATATCTACAGTAATAGGAGAGCCAAATTCATCTACATCAGGCAAGTACTGTGCTCTAATTTGTACGAACTGACGATCTACGAGATCGGAAATAGTTTGTCCATTAGGCTTATAGTTAGTGCTTAAGTTAGTTTTCTGATCGCGTACGTATGAGCGTGCCTGTGGATCTGAACTCTTTAACCAGGTTAAGATTTCTTTTTTAATTGCTAGTGGCTTCTTACCTTCAGCAAGACCTACGACTATACGCGAACCTACAGCATCCTTCATGATGATGTTGTTTACATATTCAGAATGCGCAGATACCCATAATGGTTCATCAATAACAATCTCACGCACTTCATTTCCACTACTAAATACGTGTAAACCAGTTACTCTATTGTCATCATTAAGCATACGTAAAGAAGATGAGCCAGAAGATGTTGCTCTGCGTAGCATTTCACTAGCATCACCAGCAAGAGATTGACCAATGAATACACCATCAGCAATTTCAATCTTATCCTCAAAGGATCTCTGTAATCTAGCCTTAGCGCTTGCTTTTTCTTGAACTGCTACGAACTTACCACGAACTTTATCGTGATCCACAAAGATTAACTTAGCATTGTCGATATGCTTATCTAATCGTGCAATAAAGAACTGTAAGTCTTTAATATCACCAGCAAGACTAGGAGATAATGTCTTTTTGTCTATTGCTGATAGTTTTTGTGCAAGTTCATCATACAAATTATTGATATGATCTAGTGCTTGTGACGCTTCTTTAGATCCCATAGTACTAGATATGCGGTATGCTTCTTTGAAGTCACCATCAAGCAGTGATCTAACGACATTTCCCTGTGAACCAGGCAAAGAATTAGTATTATTGATCTTGCGATAGGTATTAATTACCAGTCTTGCAGCAACTTTATCTTCTCTACTACCAATGTGTCCAACAATGTTGTCAACTTTACCAGAAATTACAGCAAGTGGGAATGAAACACTATCATTAGCCTGTAGTAACTCTTCGCTTAACTCTTTAGAACGTTGAGAAATTGCTTTATCTATAAACTCTTTGGTACGACGACTTGGTGCACCTATAGCAAGGGATACTTTTTTCTCGGATTGCAATAAGTTTTCATTAATGCGATTAAGTTTTATACTATTAACGCGTGCACCAGTACGTGTTTTTACGTTTGCTCCAATTCTAGATGGAGCGCGTAATGCTTCGCCAGCACTACCACGTATAATCATGTCTGTCCACGAAAATCCATACTTTGAATTCATGTCCATCATGGATGCACCTACACGTAACCATCCTTCAAAGATATTACGTGTAGTATATTTAAGACTTAGTAATGTAGTTGGCTTCCAGACGAATGTTTGGTAAATATCCATTATATCGGTTAGTCTATCTTTACCAACTTTAAGTCTACCTTTAGTAATATCACCTGCGGTGGCAACAGTACCTTGAGTTGCTTCACGGAATTTTCTATCCTGAGCAATCATATTCTTTATTTGCTTTGGACTTAAATCATCAGCAACAATCTGTTGTAAGAAACCTTTAAATGCTAAATGGTTTTCTTGAACAATGTCAGATACTTCTTTCATGTTCAATGCAAAATGATTATTAGGCATTTGAGTAGCAAATGCTGGGTCATTCATTAGAGATGCACGTACTTCAGCAATATCTTTTTTACTTGCCTGTGCTAAACCACGTTTGTTTGCACGTACAAGTGCAAGTGAGTTAACTAATTTTTCAACTTCCGTCTGAGCAAGTACTGAACCAGAACGTGAATCAATCATGGTATAGTTCTTTTCGAGAACATCACGGATTAACTTAGTACGCTGTACATTTGTTTCACGAACAATATGATTAGTAAACTCATCTAGTGCAGCGATCTGCTTTTTAGATAGTCTACCGTATTGTTGTGGAAATTGCTTCTTAACAATTCCAGTTAAAGTATCACGCTGTAAGCGTTCAGCAAATCGGAATCGCTCATCAGCCGTTGTTAACTTACTGTAGTTTTCTGCATACTTGCGTGCGGTAGCAGGTGATATGTCACCATACTTAACTGATTGCTGTAAGCGTGAATTAACTTCTTTGTATGAGAACTTTGCTGGGATACCATCAATGATCATATTACCAGCAGGTACTTCGCGTAACTGTTGATTAGGACTTACCCAGTATGCAGCACGAACAAAACGTGGACCAGTTCCACCAACCATAGTAGATACTTGTTTAGCCATTGATAGATCACTAATAGGATCTACCTCGCCCCAGAATCCTTTAGCATTTACTTCTGCCATGGATGTACGAATACGTTCTAATCTATTAAATTTAGACCATGTTGTATTAGCAGCACCAAGAAGAGTATCTGTACCAGTACCTTCTAGCGCCTTTACTGAGTTAGTTGGAAGTGCACCGACACGTTGTTCAAGATTCTTTCGTTCTTTGTTTACGTTCTTGTATTCGGTACTTAAACTTTTCTTTTGTTGCCTTAAGGTTTCAATTTGATTGATTAACTTTTTATTAGTTTCTTCAATTTGTTGAATCTTCTTTGCGGAAAGATTTAGACGTGAAGTATTTTGAAGTCTATTCTTTTCTTGTTTCATAGTAGAAATTTTTGATTCAATTGATTCTACACGCTGAGAATACTTATTGACTAATACTGATAATTCATCATTACGCGATACAAGTTTATTAAAAGTTACATTGTCTCCAACCATAACCTTAATTACGTTACCAACTTCGGCACGACCACCATATGCGTATGCAGAACGTAATGCTTGTGCTGCAACCTGTGGATTAGCGCTATCTGCAACTACACCATAACGAATGATACCTTGAATATCTTTTGAGTTCTCAACTGCATCAATAAGAGGTTTAACACCATTATCGATACCTTCAACAGCATCATTGATTTCTTTGGTGAATGTTTCAACACGTGTACGTGATGTGATACGGCTAGCAAAACCTGTATTACGTGCAACTGGACGAGATAACGTGGCAACTTTAACACCAGTAGCAATTTTACCAAGGCGATAGAATGGATCGAATATAGTGCTAACGCTAGCATCAACTAGACCAGACCAGAACTGTGCGGAGCCAGAAGTAAAGTAACTCTCAACACTATTAGTATCTGCCCAGTCTACTTTATCAGTACCTTGAGTACCAGGAGTTAAGTCACCAACAAGTGCAACCATAGCACGACCAGGAGAAATAGAACGTCGCCATTCATTGCCTGGTTGATTGCTATAGAAAGATCCAGAAGCACGTTTAGAGTCTTCTTTTGCTTTCTCGAACTGATCACCTAGAGATAGGTTCTTGTTTTGCTCACGGTAGTTACTATTGGCAACAAGTAGTGCAGCAGTTAAAGGTGGAGCAATCTTCTCACGATACAGGTAGCCATATTTATCGGCTGCCTTACCAAGAGTGTCAATTGTTTTCTGTCCAGCCTCGGTTTCGTAAACTTCACCAAGTGCTTTTTTACCAAGTTCAATTGCATCTGCTTTGGTACGTTCAAACCAATTCTTGTCAGTTGGTTGTGGTGTAGTGTTCGACACTAATCTTCCCCAATCCTCTGACCCTTATTGATCATTAGTAACTCGTTTAAAAAATCATTACGATCGTCGTCACTTTCCCATTCAACAGTTGCGAATGGAAATACTACGTCCGCATTTTGGGCACCAAACATATTAGTGAATGCTGCAATATTCTTTGCAAGATCCATCTATTATTCCTTCGTTGCTTCAGTCTTTACAAAATTAAGAAATACCTTGAATGCACTTGGTGCATCAGGTTGTGCTGCTAATGTATCCAATTGATCCATGTACTTAGCAATCATAGCATAACGATTATTAACTGCAGGGGCTGGTGTGTAGCCAGGACCAACAGATAATCCATCAGTGATAGGCTGATCTGGGTATTGAGTTTCCTGTGTTAGAGGAACAATACTTTGTGCAGAAGGTAATCTGTACATTTCTGGTGGAGTCTTTCTTGGCATAGGTGCACCAGATTTGATTTCGTTAATTTCTTTACGACTACCATATGTACCATTTCCAGGAAGATCTGTACGTTTTGAAAGTTTACCTGGACCAGATACCTTTGGACTTTGTTGCATACGTGGCATTACATACCACCACCCATTTGTGCTAGGATAGCATTAATGTCCATTGGTGGTTGTTGCCCCTGAGGAGCCTGAGTCGGTTGTTCCTGTGGTGGAACTTCTTCCTGTGGTGGAATACCCAACTCAGGCATTCCCATTGCTTCTTCTGGTTGTTCAGTTTCGGCTGGTTCCTCAGGTTCTGGCTTTTCAAAGACTTGCATTACTGCTTCTTCAATTGAAGTACCTTTACGTCGAGCATCAATTACCTTAGCAATCTTCTCAACGATATCGGAAGGATCTTGTCCTTGCGTAGCCATTTGTGGAATAGCACCTGATAGTGCTGCAAGAGATGCTGATAGTGAGTCACGCATCTTCTCTATATCAATGCGTTCTTGTTCACCTGAAACGTTCATGCTCCATGGTAACTCTCGCATGATGAAATCACGGGATACTAGGTTAGCCTGTAAAGACTGCAGTGCAAAGATAAGTGCGCGAGATGGATCTAATCCAGCCATTAAGCCATAGCGTACCTGTACAGTATGGTCGCCTTTAATGTCTTTTTCTGAATCATATTCAAATTCGTAAGGAGCACCATTGAATGTACCGCGTTGCTTCTTCTTACCTGGGAATAACTTCTCATCCATTTCAAAACATATGGAAGCAACTTGTTCAAGTGATTCAGCAAGGATTGTTTGCATAGCCTTAATCTGGCTATCAAAGCCACCCATAAGAGCCTGTACACCAGAGCCAGTAATAATACTAGCATCCATCTGACCGGAGCGACCTTCAGGGTAACGTGAACCCATTCGCATTTCATTCTCAAGAATCTGTTGTTCAGTAAAAGCACCAGTAGGTAGTTCAAGACCTACGCGACGTACACCAGCAGGATTGCTTGTACGTATGATAGCATCTGGACCAAAGGCAAATTCATTAATATCTTGAGGAACAACAATAGGAGCCTGTACTGACTTCTCTGCTGCTTCCATGGCAAGTAAAGAGAAACGTGCTCGTGCGATTTGAACCCACAACACATCGTCAAATTGTCCACGTGGATCGTCTAGGTCAATACCTGGACGTTTAGGAACAACAACGGAAAGTCTTCCAATTGGATTCTTCGACTTACGGAGCACAAGATTATCACGTTGCGGAAGGTAAAGAACAATCTGATCTTTATCTTCGTAGCGCACTAACTGTAGTTCACTATTCATATCTGTATTGCGACGACCTAATGCTCCGACAATACGTCCCTCATATTCTGGGAAGTCGATGCATAGTTCTCTTACAGATTTCATGTATACTTTGGAGTATGAAACACATCTACCGTAGCGGTCGTATTCAGGGTAAGCCCCCATTGGATTTTCTACACGGATACGTGGCATACGAGCCTCAAAATCAGGCTCAACTACAATAGGTAAGAATGCATAAGTAAATATCCAGTCTGCACCTGTATACATCTGGGTCTGTAACCCAGAATATTGTACGTAATTGTTTACAATCATACTACGTTTGTCTGCTGCTTTACGAGCATTATCACTGGTAGCATTACTTGTAGCGCAGTTAAATGATGGCAAAGGAGCCAACACTTCTGCTAAGTCTCTTGCAACAACGTCAACGAAGTTGGCAATCATTGGTTTAGAGATTCCTTCAGGGAACATCTCTGGGTATACTGACTCCATGTTACCACGACGAACGGCAGTTATGTCGCGCATTCTCTGGTCGCGTCCGGCATAGCGGTTACTTAAGGCAAGAACCTTGTCCGCAATTTGGTCAATACTAAGCATTAATATACCTTAAAGATAAATCATGTGCTGCTCATAGGCAGCCTCGTCTAGGTCAACAACATATTGTTGCATCTGGTTTTTACGTGTAGCGAATCGATTGTTCATGTGAGACGTACGATTCGTTCCTTGCAAGATTAACTCTTTGGCGCGGATTTCACAGAACCACAGAGCCATTACACAGTCTGTTGGATTCTTAGTATCTGGCTTCCAAGTAATCAGTTGGTTAACAAGAGCCTTTATATGCTCATTGTTTACATCAGGCAAACCAATCATATTGTTATTCTGATGCTTGCCCTCTCGCATGGTCCCAAATAGGGACGACATGCCAGCGACACCAAAACTAGTGTCCCATTTATTTTTGCCTGTAAAATGTTCTTTCATTTGACAGCCGTGGTTTGTCATCCAAACCCGTAAATCCTCGTCAAGAGCATAAGCCTTTTGGTGTGCGTTGATCTCTACACGTAACTCTATGGGTCTGTATTTGATTACCCACTCTTCCATCAATGCTCGGATCTTCTGTGGAGTAGGCTGGTCCATATTGTAAACATCTAGAACTAGACGTTGACCACTGTGGCGCTCTACAGCATAAGCAACCATCGCTGCCTTGCCTGACATGGCTGGGTCGAATCCTAAGATCGTTACCCATTGTCCCTCTTGAGGATGTCCAGGTGCTCCCATTTTAAGAACACCAGGTTTACGCATGCGGTTGATAGATGAGTTAACAAGCGGTAAGGGGAATATAGAATCCTCTTCAACATCTTGCTGTTGATAAACAAGTGCCCAGGTAGCAGGATTAACTTCGCCGCGACGGGCATATAGGCGTTTACCATCCCACTTAGGGTAGTGACCATTCTCATCACTAATAAGTAAATCTGAATCATCGTCGTTGCCTTCTTGTGCGCCGTCCCATGGACGATCAGACTTGGGCCATAATGTAAGCCAGTCCTTTGGTTTGTCAGCAACTTCAAGAACTGCTGGCATAGCCAGATAGGTAAATGGGGATTTACCACCAGACCAGTGATCTGGATTTCTAATCTCTTTATATAAGTCAATTGACGATACGCGCGTACCAGCAATGACTAGAGTACCTGTGGCACCCACACGGGTGATAACCATCTTCTGCAACCAGTTAAGTTGCTTTTCCCACTCGTGGGCGTTAGTGGTAGTAACCACGTCGTCCAGGATAATCAAGTCTGCACGGGTACCATAGATTTGCTGACCCATACCAATAGCCTGAACAGTTGGGTCCTTCTCGCCGGACGAGCGTTCTAGGTAGATGCGGTCAGCAGTCCATTGGTCGGCTGTGGCTTTATAGCCTCCAGCAGGTCCATACACGCCTTGCATCTTAGCCCAGTCGGGTTCGGTGAGGCGTTGCTTGATTGAGTAAAGGAATTCTTTTGCACGGGTCTGAGTCTGAGATACGATAACGATACGAATGTTTGGATCCATAGCGATACGGTAGGTCGCGTAGCCCACAGTCATAACAGTAGACTTGGCGTGCTCTGGGGGAACGTTGATTAGAAGACGACGGCGGTTGCCAGGCTCGAAGGTCATGGCAGGGTGTAGCCAGGAAGGTTCGCGTCCCTCTAGTACGTCAATCCAAGATTGGTGGTGAGGGAATATCTCTGAGTTAAGAAACTCTCGGGAGAAGGTGGCGTAGTCTAGATTCTCTTTACCGCCAGCCAGGGTCTCGCCCATCAGTTTGATTTGCTGGTTGCGGGCTTCTTCTAAACGGAAAGCAAAGTCGCCGTCTCGGAGCCAGGTTTTAAGAGAGCCAGGCTTACGACCAACGATGGCTAGGGCAGCATGTTCGTCCACGCCGCGCGCCACCTGAGACAGGAATTCTGCCTGGTCCTTAATCTGCTTCTTAATTAGGTGATGATCTTCACCCTTATGTGCTCCCACAATACGTCCTCAATATAAACATCAAATAACAACCATATATATAAGCGACCCACAAGGGGTCGCGTTATGTTATATTCTACGCTGCACAAGGCAGCGTTATATATATAAAACCCTACATATATACTAACCCCATTAAAAGGGTCCCCGTAACGCATTGGGGACGAACTATTTTTATGTGACTTACGTCACATGGCAATAACTCAATGGTACCAAGGGGTTCCGAAATACAGCACGAAAAATTATATGAGAGTAATATATATATAATCTCACCTGCTTTAATAACCGTAGGTCTGTTTTTGTTCTCGGTGTCTGTCCATAGTTGCCTTCAGGCAACAAATACCCTGCACCTAGTCACCGATAGGTGACCCATGTTTAATAAGTTTCTATTTATTTAATAAATAACTTTTATTTGTGGTGATCACAGTCCACTCGCACCTATTCGGCGCACCTGTAAAACCTTTAACCCTTATTCCAATGGGTAATTAGTGAATGCCTTTTAAAAGCGATTCAAGCCCTATTTCAGACACTTACCCATCAAGTTGGTACTCGAGTACCCTTCAGCCGTAAACGGCGCTTTATGTTCACTTTAACTAAAGTGCGCTTTAACTAAAGGGAATTTGCCAGACACGCGACACGCCCAAATTCAATAACTCGATGGATTTTGCGTTTAGCCCGTAATCCCTTATGCTCGAGTCATAACTGAATAGCGGAATTGCTTAGGTCGCTTTTGTGGCTAACTAATTCGAGCAAATTGCTCGAGTTGGTTAGTCATGAAAGGACTAGAAAAAATGGATACGAAAACAGCAAAGCAAGTTGATGTTAAAGCACTAGTAAGCAACTTGATCGCAATAGGTAACAAAGCAAAGTTAGACACCGCAAAAGCCTTACAAAAGGCAATTAAGCAAGGTGCAAAGCCAAGCCAAATTGCGAGAGTCTGGAAAGAGTCAGACACTAACGCGCTCAACGCCGACTCGATCACAAAATACGCATTAGCCTACGGCGCAACGCTAAACGGCGCGGATTTTGACAAAGTGCTAAGTGACTTGAACAGCAACAAAATTGCTCGCGGAATAGTTGTATCTTTCGGTGATGATGACGCTGAAATTCCAAGCGAATACCAAGCATCTAATGAGCCAAAAGAGAACAAGCGAAACGCAAGCGATCCAACGGCTACAAGTCAAAAGGCACTCGATCTAATCGTGCAACGTGTGAAAGACGGTAAGATCACGACACGCGAAGGCTTAAATATGTTAGCCAAAGCACATAACGACCTTGCAGAATTTGCAAAGGTAACTGGCGCAAAAGTCGCTTAAGCAATTCACAAAAGACCCCTAGTCGGAAACGGCTAGGGGTCTTTTTATTGTCACTTTAATTAAAGTACACTTTAGATAAAGTCATATGTAGATGTCATGAGTCTGGTATCTGTTGGCAGATGTCTTGTGTATGTGGGCAAGTGCTGAATTTGGTCTAAGGCATGGGTCTGTGGTAAGGTTGATGTAATCAAGTGAAAGGAAATGAGATGCCAAAGCGGTACTCAAAAGGTATCCCTACTAGTAGGGTTATCAAGTCAAGGTCTTACGTTATAACCAACGCTCGACCTAAGATTGAGAGTGTGCATAAGAACACGCGATCAACAAGGGTAAGTATTCGCAGAGATACTGCGCTTTACTTAGCATGGTTAGATAGTTAGGGATTTGACCTAACGCTTTAACTAAAGTACACTTTAACTAAAGTCGAGAAAGGACAATATAAAGTGAGTAGCAAGTCTGAACTACGCAAGGCACGTAAGAATTATCATGAGTTTGTGGCAAGCACACAACACCAGCGTAAGCAACGTGACAAGCAACGCGCCATGAATAAGCGACACACGAGGACAGTGCAACATGGGTAAATTAAACGTAGAAATTATGACCTATGAACCATACTGGTACGAGTGTGATAGGTGTCAGTTTAAGACAGATAAGTATGAGTCACTGGCACAACTAACGTTGGCTATCGCCAAGCACCAGCATATAACCTATGTTGTCGAGCGTAAGGGTAGACCAGCACCTATGAAACCAAGTGAGTTCTATAAGAGTATCGGAGGATCAGTATGAGTAAGCATGTATTTAATGTGACGTTTGAAATAGACATAGATGAAACGCATGTGATAGGTAAGTTTCTAGAGGACTGTGTGCTAAGTAATGATGATGGTGGGTTCTTATCGAACACCGTTATCAAAGCACTTGATCAACTAGATGTACTCAATTCCATTAACAAGAATGGTACTTGGGCTAAACTAAACTACATTAAGGGGGTGTAACATGGGATTAATAAAGGATCTATATATTCATTATCGTAATCTGTTGGCTCGACTAGACGCTGACGGAGATTTGACACAGACACCTATCTTTGATAGGTTAGAACGTGAATGGGCAGAGCGTGGCTTTGCACCTATCGGCAAGTAAGACTTTAACTAAAGTACACTTTAAGTAAAGTGACTTAACGTAAGGAGAAATGGAATGACGATTATGTTAGAAGGTATTAACCCACTAACAGGGTCAGTGGTAGTTGATGGTGATATGACACCTGATACTCACCCACTATCAAACGCGGTACGAGAATGTGAGATGTGTTCTAATCCGTTTATGTATCATGAGAATGATGAGGAATCATTGTCAATAAAAACAGGTAGGTATAACTATGAGTTAAGTACTAGTATATATACTTATTATTATATATGTCCTACCTGTACCAATGAGTGTACTTCATGTGGCACTAGGCGACCAGCACTAGACGATATGAACTACTCTTATCTTCTCAATACACGTTACTTCAAGGGAATGTGTGAGAGTTGTTCTGATGAGCATTACTGTTGTGAGAACTGTAGTGATGTGATCTATCAAGATGATGTTGAATGGATAAGTGACAGTGCCTACTGTATGAACTGTCGTAGTCGTATATCAGAGTGGTGTTCTATATGTGATCAGTATGAATACAACACTGACTTATGTACACCACATGATGACAACATACATAACTATGGATATAAACCTGACCCAGTATTCTATGGTCAGGATAAAATCAATAGTCACTTACGATTCGGTATTGAGTTAGAGGTTGAGGCTAAGTCTGGTGACTTAAACGAGGGTTCGGAACTCATGACGAATGAGTGGGGTGACTTCTGTTATCTCAAGGAGGATAGTTCACTTAACTTTGGGTTCGAGATAGTAACGCACCCTGCTAGTTTAGAGTACTATCAGAATGAGATCAGTTGGAACACTATAAATAGGTTACGTGACTTAGGGTTTAGGTCATGGAATACGAGTACCTGTGGTCTGCATGTGCATATAGATAGACGTGCATTCAAGGATCGCACTCACTTACTAGCGTTTACCTATCTGCTTAACAATAATACTGGGTTATCCCAGCATTTAGCAGGTCGTAACTCGCACGAGTATGCCTATATAGGTAGTGATAGTAAGCACAACAACCTACGTACTATCAAGGGTCATGGTCGTGGTCGTGGTGGTGACAGGTACTTGGCTATCAACCTACAAAATAGTACAACTGTTGAGATACGTATGTTCAAGGGTTCGCTCAAGGTCGAGCGTATTCTCAGCGGTATCGAGTACTGTCATGCACTTGTGCAGTACTCACGTGACATCAGGAGTGGCAACAATGCAAGCGTAATGCTACGACCTGAGGAGTTCACATCTTGGATACGTAAGCAAGGTAAGTATCCTAATCTGGTGCAATTCTTGCCAGACTTTGAAGTAATCGAACAAGACAACAATCAAATGGAGGAATAATATGTGTCTACTAATGGTATCAATGGGTCAAGCACCCGACTATAATCACATCAGCAATGCGAACATCAATAACCCTGACGGCTTTGGGTTTGCAGTACATACGGGTGACCGTATCATAACAAGTCGTGGCATGAATCCACAGAAAACTGTGGATAAATTCTACGACACCTTAGATAAGGCAGGGAAAGACTTCGTTGCTATCTATCACTCACGCATTACTACACATGGTGACAGTATCGTAGAGAATGCTCACCCATTCAAGGTAGATGGGCGTAGCGATCTCATCTTGGCACACAATGGTATGTTACCTATCCACCCAAAGGCAGGTGATCGCAGATCAGACACCCGTATCTTTGCTGAGGATATCATGGTTAACATGGGTATAGAGATGTTAGATGATAAGCATTCGTTTGCTAGGCTAGAGGACTGGGCTGCAGGTAGTAAGATTGCTATCTTATCTAATGCGCCAGAGTTACGTGACTCTGTATACATTGTCAACGAACACTTAGGTGCATGGGAAGGTGACATCTGGTGGTCTAACAGTAGTTACAAGAATGCTTATACATTCTATGGCACAGGTTACTACGGTGCTAGTCGTGGGCTGTGGTCTACTGATGACCTACTAGAGTCGGATCGTCAAGCCCTAATCGGTATCGAATCAGAGGGGCAATACATTAATGGCACAGAGTTATGTTACACTTGTTACATACCTATCAGTGAGGAAAGTTATTACGAGGGTGTGTGTAGTGCGTGTAACTCATGCTTAGATTGTTTCGATAGTTCAAACAACTGCATGTGTTACTCACCTGCAACTGCTAATTGGTGGAATGAGGTGGAAGTATAATGAGAACATACACTGACATATTTATTAACAGTGATGAGATAGAGTTTAAGTTTCGTAAACTTGAATCAGACTACAAGGGTACGTGGGTACTTAACGTAGACACTAACTCTATATTCATGACAGAGCAACAGATCAAGCAACTGGCTGATGCAATAGGTAAAATCTATTGGGACCTAGAGGTACCATTAGAACTAGTAGATCCTGAGGAGGAATACAATGAGCAACTGGGATAGGGATCCTGATTATACAAAGAAGTATCAAGAGGCTACCTACCTAGCAACTAAGGAGTTACGTGATACTTATAGTAAAGAGTATAAAGATATGCTAGATAAACATCTACTTAAATCTGGTATTATCACAAGGAGAATGCGTAGTAAGTTACTAGAACAGATAAAGGTTGGTGATATAGTTCATGAGTTTGTATAAAGATATGCCAGACCTGAGCGGTGCTTTATGTGCGCAGATGGATGGTGATTTATTCTATGATGACTATGTAGCATACGACTTCAAGACAGACTGGGGTTACTATGTATCGACTGCACCTAAGCAACATGCTCAACTGCGTAGGATTTGTTTAACATGTCCAGCACTAGAAACATGTAAAGAGTACGCAATAACCCATGAACTGTACGGTTTTTGGGGTGGTATGACTGCTATCGAAAGACAGGCAGAACGAGTGATGAGGGGAATAAAATGTCAAGCATAAGTCTTATTGGTAGTGGCTACTATTCTTATTGGTTCTCTACTAAAGATGTAGTGAATGCTTACTGCATGATGTGTAGTAAGATAACTAGAACACGTGACGTATGTCGTGATGACTATGGTGACTACACTGTTACATGTCGTAACTGTAATGATGCAATAGAAATATGGAAGGACCATGAAGATGAATGATGAATTCTCACCAGAGGTTTACGAAAAGATACGAGATCACTGGGATATTATTGCTGGTATGGATGATAAGTTCTACAAGCAAGCGACTAAATGGTGGAACACTAAGGCATCACCAACACTACGAGTACTCATAGTTGCATCAGCATACTATGAATCATTAGCACAACAGGCTCATCATATTGATGAGTTTATCCAAGAGATGATGGAGGAAGACGATGAGTAAAGGTACGACATTCCTATTAGCACTAACAACAGAGGGTGACGAAGGCGCAGCACGAGTCGTCCTCACTGGTATAGTAGATGTACTAACTAACTACCCTAATGTAATATCAGTTGAGGTCATTGATGATGACGAGATCTTTCTCAATGACTTAGAGGATGACGATGACCTCGCTGATTTCTTCAGTGACATAGACATTGAGGACGATGAATGATATCATTGTTACTTAGTGTTATAGTGGTACAGGTTGCTGTTATCTATAATCAACAGAAACGTATAGCGTATTTACTTGACACCGTTAGGAGATTCAGATACATTGAGGACACGTAAGAAAGAACTAGATGCTATAGCAGATATGTTATCTAACCCTGCAGAATCAGTCGATGACTTAGCAAAAGATATATGGAGTACCATCGACGAGGCACGTAGGGGTAGAGAACTATGGGTTGTGGCTGTACAGTACAACATAGGTCAGTATCTCTTTGGTCCTTATGAGTCAGAGGCTATGGCACAGAAGGATCTAGAAGGTAGAGGTAACCTTCGAGGTATGAAACCAAATGAAGTTGGTAGAGTATTCAAATTGTTATCTCCTGTTAACAATTTCGTTACCGAAATGTTACAAGACCAGGGAATACTAGACTTCAGATAGTGGTTAGTGTATAGGCACCCCTTCGGGGGTGCTATATATATAGGTTATTCTAATTAGAATAACTATAGGTTTATATAGTGGATAGTACTTAAGTACTATCATGGTAGGTTGATGGTTTAATCCATTTCCCATTGACCTACCATCTGGGTCTGTCCTAGTGGAAGTGTTGTGGGGGAGCAACATAACAAGTGCGATTCTTGTACAGACCACTCGAACAATAGAAGGGAATAACTATGGCAATAAAGATAAACGGATATGAGATACCTGCTCACGTATCCTATTCACAACTAACCACATGGTTAGATTGTGGATGGAAGTACTACCTGAGTAGGGTTGAAGGTCAGCAAGAGACAGGTGCATGGTGGTTAGTTGGTGGGTCCTCAGTACATGAGGCTACCGAGACTGTGGACAAAGCACTATGGAATGCAGGTCTATAATGGATACAATTAACTCCTTAATTACAGACGTTAATCTAGACTTAGTGTGGAAAGATACGTGGGATAGGGTAAAAACCGCTCACAGTGGCTCTACGGGGCAGGAAGAGGCATTGTGGAAGACTGCTGGTAGGGCTACAAAGGAGAATCCAGACAAAGAGAATGGTGACTGGTGGTTCAAGGCTGGTCGTGACATGCTCGACTCATGGGTTAAGTTTAGAACAGGTGAACTGGGCTGGCAGATATGGGAAGCACCCAATGGTACACCTGCTATCGAAATAGGTATGTCCCCTAGTGTTGGGGATGTACCAGTACAGATGGGTATTGACCGAGTGATGGTCACACCTGCTGGAGAACTGGTAATCGTAGACCTTAAGACAGGGCAACGGACACCATCATCAGACTTACAATTAGCATTCTATGCGTATGGTATGAGTAAGACATTCGGTATAAGACCACAGTACGGGACATACTGGATGGCAAGACAGGGAATAACATCGCCCCTGATTGACTTAGACTTCTATACAGACAGTATGGTAGAGGACATCATAGTCAAGTTCGACAAGGCACGTAAGGCAGAACTATTTCTACCTAACTATAGCCATTGTAAGATGTGTGGTTTCACTCAAGTATGTAAGTGGAATAAGGAAGGAAAGCAATGACAGAAAAAAACTACGTAGTTAATGTCAAAACAAAGAACAACACCATCATCACAGTACGTGCTGATAGTGCTGAAGAACTGAATGCAAACATCACAGAGATGGTTAACTTTGGTGTTAACGATTCGGTTCTAGCACTAGAGGAATTATTCTTGGGTATCATGCCTGCTGCACCAAGTGCAGTTGATCTTGTATCCCAGACATTAGGTGCAACAGTAACTAGCATCACACCAGTTAGTAACTTCGCACCAGTACCACCACCTGTTGCTACACCTAGCGTTGCTGGTCAACGTATGTGTCAGCATGGTCCAATGGTTACTCGTAAGGGTAGTGGTGCTAAGGGTGAATGGAAGGGATACTTCTGTCCTACACCTAAGGGTACTGAAGGACAATGTACACCTGAGTGGGTAACTAAGAACATGCCAGAATGGAATACCATTTAACATGGGTGCACCCGAGCATGTGATTAAACTGCTCACAATTTTTAGGAGGTTGAATGAAAACATTAACACGGTCAGTTGGTAGACCTGACATTGGTGGTGAGCCAATGCCATCGGTATTCCGTACCTTTGATACCAATCAAATCATAGTACGTCGTGCTGAAGTTAGTATGATTGCAGGACAACCTGGTGCTGGTAAGTCTACGTTAGCATTAGCGATGGCTCTGCGTATGCAAGCACCAACTCTTTACCTATCAGCAGATACTAACGCACACACTATGGCAATGCGCTTGTACTCAATGATAGAGGGTGTATCACAATCGGAAGCGGAAAGAGTTATATCGGATAACCCTGCATTAGCCAAGGATAAGTTATCAAAGGCAAGTCATATCTATTGGTCATTCGATTCCAACCCTGGACTTGGTGACATTGATGATGAGGTTACTGCTATCGAGGAACTGTTAGGTGAACCACCTGCACTGATAGTAGTAGATAACTTAATGGACGTAGCCATGGATGGTGGCGAAGAGTTCGGTGGTATGCGTAGCGCAATGAAGGAGTTAAAGTATCTTGCACGAGACACAAATGCAGCAGTCCTGGTATTGCATCACACGAAAGAATCGTATAGTGCTGACCCTTGTCCACCTCGTTCGGCAGTTCAAGGTATGGTAAACCAATTGCCTGCCTTGATCCTTACACTTGGACAGCATCAAGGATTGATGGCAGTAGCATCAGTAAAGAATAGATACGGTAAGGCTGATCCATCAGGCAACACACCAGTATGGTTACAGTTTAATCCAGAGTATATGTTTATAGCAGACCTAGAAGAAGCAAGATAACAGGAGGAAATAGTATGGATATGGTAGCAATAGTAATAGCATTCATCGCAATGTTTATTGGTGGGTATCAGTTCGGTCGAATCAGTGGCGCACGAACAATGGCAATCTCCATCGTTGAGGCTGGTACCAATAAGTATGGCAAGGACTTTAAGAAGTCCATCACTGTCGAGATGGAAAAACAAATAAAGAAACTTAAGAAGTAACATGATTAATGTGACAGTTGTGATCGTACTAATTGCAGTGCTAGCACTAATTCTGTACATAGACAGGGATAATCTATAGTGAGTAAATCAAAGCAGAAGGGAACTGCTGCAGAAACTGCAGTCGTTAACTGGCTAAAGTCAACTGGTAGAGATGGTGTAGAACGTCGTGCTCTTCATGGTATTAATGACCGTGGTGATGTGGCAGGTATACCATCAGTTGTTATTGAGGTTAAGAATCACGCAAAGATGTCTCTTGCTGAATGGGTGGATGAGATGGTAGTTGAAGTAGAAAATGATAATGCTGATACTGGTGTAGTTATCCACAAGCGTAAGGGTACAACTGATGTAGGTAAGTGGTATGCTACAATGACAGTAGACCAGTGGGAATTACTATTAAGTTATGCAGGTTACTAGTGAAGCAT